ATAACTTCTGCGTTAGAAGGTGGAACTGTTGTTATAGATTTTTTTGGCTCATCTTCAACAGATTTAGCCATATTAGAAATAGTAGTCGGGTCGGTGTATGTTACTTCAGACATGTTGTGCTCCTAATTATTTATTTTATGAATATGTTTCTGTGGTCGGTACACTAGCTCCGTAATCAGCTAGAGTTACCGATAAACCTTCGTGAATTAGTTGAATAGTTTCCATCAAAATACCATTTTCTGACGCGTTTAAGTCAGAGTAACTTAGCTGGCTAATCCAAGCGTTGTGTACAGTGAACTTCATTTTGTAAGCGTTTTTGCTGATAACGTCATTTGTTGAAATCAATGGTGCACCAGTAAGTGGGTGGTCTAGCACATAAATGTCTAGGTGGCAGCGGTATCCAGTACCATCGGCCCCAGGAACACCTTCGCCAGATGCAGCAGCAAAAAGCTGACGCATCCACTTAATACCTTCATCATTTCCTAAAATAGTACCTCTCATTAGAGTTACTGGGTTAAATGAAGTCATACCTGGAACTTGGTGAAGAGTAGTGTTCATTCCACCTTCTCGGTATTGAATACCCTGAGTAGAAATGCTTAGGCCCGATATGGAAGTAAACCCGCCCATAAAGCTAAGAAAGCTGTTAGGGCCGTTTGTGTCTCCAGTAACTCTAAAATTAACCAAGAACCTAAAATTGCGTAATGGGTCTGTCTGTAACTTTGAGTAACGGGATAGAGCGCTGCTTGCTTGTACTGCTGGCATTTATTATTCCTCCTATTAGGAAATAGTTACGACAGCGCCACTGTCGTACTGGCTAATACGGATTACTACGAATTCAGCAGGACGCTGTAGCGCAACTCCTACTTCGATGATTACTTGACCATTGGCAATAGTAATGCTGGTGTTATTGGTTGCGTCACACTTTACAAAGAAAGCATCTCCCGGAGTTGCACCACGCAAACCGCCTGATTGCCAGAAGCTAACTAGAGTAGCCTCAACTGTGTTTCTTAGGCTGTCCCATAGTCTTTCATTGTTTGGCTCAAAGATCGCATACTGAGTCAAATCAGAAAGTTGCTTACGTAAATAGATTAATGTTCTACGAGTGGAGATATAACGGTCTGTGTAACCCTGCTTTAGAGTACGTCCACCCATTACTACGATTCCAGAACCTGGCACATAACGAATAGCATTAACTGCCTTCGTAGCGTTGTTCAAGTTATCTAGTTCAGTGTTAGTAAGTTTATCTACCGATATAACATTTGCTAAACGAGCGTCTAAACCAGCTGGAGTTTTAAATACGCCTCTGGCTGTATCAGTAGTCGTGTACTTAGCCACAACTGCTGCTCCTGGATAAGTGAGTTTAGTAGCTCCAGGGACAGTAGAAGTTGGGCTAGGAATTGTTAAGTTGGGGAAGTAAACGGCACCGTATGCAAGAGCAGGCGTACTGGCAGTTCCGCCCGTGTATGCGTTAGACAAAGTTATTTGAGCAGCAGACGTAGTGGATGCCTGTGTAGCGTCAATAACCACAAACACGTCACCCCGGTTGTACGCATAGTTTAGGATAACATCGACATCGGCGGCCGCGGTAATACCAGGGGCGTTAAACACCAAAGCGTTAGATACTGTATCAAACTTAGTAACTTCCGCGGCAATAATAGTATCAGTTGGCTTAGTACCATCAGCACCTGCAGTAAGGGCTGCAGAAGCTGGCGCAATAACAGCAGGGTTGTCAGTAGCCTCAAATGTGTCAGCAGGAACTAAGTCAGTTACAAAAATGTAGTTAGATGAATTATTAATTGTGCTTACTACGTAGTTGCTATCTGTGGTAAGCATTGTAACGTCGTTATAGCGCTCTACTACGTTAGCCTGTGTTGTACCGTTGTAATATACGTTTAAGTTAAAGTATGTGGTTGAAATAGTGCTAGCAGTAATTTCAATATAAATGCTGTTTCCCCATGTACCATAGTTCTTAGCATCTACCCTAAGAGTAGCAACTGGAGTTACTGAAGTGGTGTCGTTAAATGAACGAGTAGCAGTCGCTGGGCTACCGACAGTAGCAGTTACTCGCTGGAAATAAGCTTGGCTACCGCCATTTGCAAAAAACATGTAAGCCGCTTCAGCAAGGCTGTTACGGGTTCCCCATGAACCATACTGTGCAGTAAACTGGCTCCATGAGTTAATTAGGGTAGGAACAACCGGTCCTCTGTCAGATAGGCCTAAGAAAGCCGCTACTGTAGTAGATACGGTTCCTACAACGGGAGCCTGTGTTGCAATTTCTTCAACAAATACTCCGGGACGTAAATACGCCATGATATTTCTCCTTAATAGGTTTTAATGAATTTAGCCGTATATTAAATAGGTTGTTTATCGGATGGGATGTGGGTTGTAATCGTATTAATTGTAACACTTGTAGCCACCTTAGACAGGTCAGCCGCAGATGAGTTTACAGAAGACTCGCTAGTAACAGTTACCGTAAACACGTTACGATATAGTCTCCTGCCATCTTCAATAGTGTCTCTTTTAACAAACTCGTCTAGCAGTAGGTGGCGGTATCCTGTTTCGGTGCCTAAATCGTTTGGCACAGCCAAATACCCTCTTTTGCCTAAAAATACCTTATTTAATAGGTAAGACATAATAGCCCTATCATGGCGCGGGTGCCTAGCGTAACTAGTAATTTGATATACCAAGTCCATAGCTACGGGAACTTCATACGTATAAGTCTTATTACTTATTGGGGCAACAGTGCCTTGGAGGTCGTTATCCGTAAATAATCCGACCATTTGCCTGTACGTAGCTTGGGTTACGTCAAGAAGTTCAATAGTCATGTAAGGATAGCTTTGGGCTCTAGATTCAATATCTGGAGTTGAAAACCATACGCCAACTGCTCTAGAAGCATTTTTTTCATCTACTACTGTGATTCCAGTAAGTAGGGTCTTTAAAGCTTGGTCCTCGCTTAAAATAAAACTCATGGAATTGCATCCGCTTTAATAAGGGCTAACACTGAAGACTCCATAATGTCATTAATAATGTCGGTAGTATACTTGTCAATAAACTTACGCAAAACAGGAACTGGAGGAATAGTTTTAGTGCCATACTCTAAATCTTCAATGGCTGTTTCAAGTTCTTTTGAGTATTTTATAGTAATATCGCCATTTAAAATAATTACTTGTAAGGAGTTAGCATATTCTTTAGGCCAACCAGCTTTAATAGCGTCTTTTCTTAAGCCGTCTGTTAAAGACTTACTTAATTGGCCTAGAGAGGCTTTAATAGGGGTTTTAAAATCAGTCATTATTTGCGTGGCCTTGACCTACCCAATACGAACCCCATTAAGAATGGCCATAAATCATCATTACGCTTTTTTTTGCGTGTGCCTATCGCACCATGATAAAAATCAGGTTTAGAGGGTTCAGAAATTTTCTTCTTATCCCGGTCTAAAACTACCATTGGGTCTCCGTAAGAGTAAGCAAGATACAACGCAAATTTGATTCAGCCCCCGCATAGGGCTACTATTAGGATAAAAGAAAAGCCCCCAGTTAGGGGGCTAAACTTTTTAATTATTATGGTTTCTTTTTCTTAAAAGAAGGGCCATCTTTCATAGGCTTATTAACAGGGTTTGTAGCTTTACCAACGGTAGTTCTACCGGCAACGTTACCTTGTCTTACAGCTTTTTTAGTGCCCTTTAAGTCCTTGTTAATGTTTAAAGCCTCATTAACCAACTTGCCTTTATTATCGTAAGATGGCTTGTCTGTTCTAGAGTATGAAACACCTTTAGTAGGAACCCATTTATTTTTAGCAACGTCTTTATTACTTTGAACAGGAGTTTTAGCACCGCTTGGGGTTCTAACCGTATTGGTAATAACTTTTTTACGTGTTGGTTTTGGATTAGCGGCCATTATTACTTCTTCTTTCCTTTACAGGTAGGGCACTTTCCACACTTACCATTAGTACACTTCTTAACCTTAGCGGCTAGAGCTTTGTCCATCTTCATGTCAGCAGACTTAGATGGGTTCTTAGCATCCATCTTCTTATCGCCCTTCTTAAAGGCGGCTTTCTGCTTAGGGTTCATTCCCTGCATTTCTTTCTTATCAGCTTTTTCATCAGCCTTTGAACCTGACCAAGGGTTCTTACCCTTGTTTGTTGCATTCTTTTTAGCGTGCATTGCCATGTTTATCTGCCTTTCCTAACAGTAGCCTTACCAAAGGCTTTCTTTTGGGCTGGAGTCATATTTTTTGTATTACTGCCAGAATTTCTATTATTTTTTGCTTCAGTCCAAGCTGTGGTACACATAGTTCCTTTTTTACAGCCAGCACACTTATTGCATTCAGACGACTTAGCCATTTTGCTGGTCCTTTCGACACTTACAATTATCGCACTTACATTCTGGCATTATTGTCTTTACTCCTCAAAGTCGCCAACAGCTTTTTTATTAGCTGCCGATCTTGTTCTAGTTCTTTTAGTAGCGGGGTTCTTATGCCCACCCGTTTTAAATTTACCCATATTTTCGTGCAATTCAGCAGACGCCGCTTTACGCATAGCCGCCTCAGCTTTATTTAGATTTTGCTTTTTTGGAAACATTCTTCTTGCCCTCTAAACGCTTAGACATAGCCGCTGCCTTCTTCTTAGCGTCTGCTTTAGATGAAGCTCCCCAAGCCTGCAACGATAGGAGAAGTCTTGTAGGCTCACCATTAGGCTTACGCTCAGGGCCTGGATTACCGCCCATACGAGCCAAGAAAGAGGCCCTACGGGGGTTGTCACCGGACTTTACAGGTGCCTTTAGGTTAGAGCCAGGATTAGCCCTCTCGTAGGACTTACGGCCCTTTTCGTTAAGGCCGCCCTTAGCGTTCTTACCAGACTTTTTCTGCCATGCTTCGCTAGCCATTATTTTTTCTTCTTCTTTACGTTTACTTTTTTAGGCAAAGCTTTTTGATTAGGGGTTTCTTTAGCCCATTGCTTAGCTCTTTTTGGCATAGTTGCAAACATAAACTTTTCTTGCTGCTTAGACTTAAAAGGCATTTTTAAATCATGCCTTTTTTCTTGCGGTCTTTAACTTCTTTTTGTGTAGTAGAGACAGAACCTTTCAAAGGATTCAGTTTTGCTGGAGCCGCTTTGTCTTTAGGCAGCTCAGAGTAAGCAATTCTAAGGCTAGGGTTAAGCCCATCACCCTTCATCTGATTCATTTGATTTACAATAGCAGCTGGGCGCGTGTCATCAACTCTAGCAGAACCGGCATATTCACCCTTGTCGTCAGCGTAGTCAATTACGTGCATAAACTTATGCGTATCTTCACTAACCGGCTTTTCGGCTTTAGGCTTAGCAGCCGGTTTAACGGCGGCTTTAGTTTTAGCGGCTGGTTTAGTTGCTTTAGCTTTAACGGTTGGCTTAACTGCCTTAGCTTTAACAGGTGGTTTAGCTGCAGTTTTTGGTTTAGCGGCTGGTTTATTTGCCATTTATATCTCCTATGGTTGGGCGTAGGCTAAAAATTGAGCGTCATTAACAAGCTCATCAGGAGCAAGCTGGCTAAGTTCCATGACTATTAAAGTATAACGGTTAGCAACTAACCCTGCTGGCTGAGTACCGAATGGTCGCCAAACTTCATTTTTATAGATAATACGGTACATATCTACCAAAGTAATGTCAGTGGCGTTAACAGTTCCGTCAGCGTTAAATACTTCCGGAGCTACTGCCCTTACATCGTCTACGTTTAGTGTTAAATGCAATTTGTCGGTGTTGTAGTAACCACGTTCGTTTAGCTTAGAAGTACCCTGTGTAAGACTAGCTCTAACTACAGGTATAGTTTTAGGGCCAATCCAAACACGGCCAGAACCAATTGGCTCAACGTCATATAAAGTGTCTTTTGTTGAGTTGACAAAATCAAACTTCCACCATTGAGCCAAAGTACCCACTGGGTTAGTGAGATCGGCAGTTACGGCATCGCTGATGGCGTCTGATTCAAAGTCAGAATCAAATCTACCGCCCGGAGTATACGAGCGCATAGGTTAAGCCTGAGCTTCTGTCCAAGACAAACGGCTTGAGAGAGCTAGACCTGTATTACCAACGTTAGTGACAAAAATAGTAAGAACGTCAGGACCATCAGGATAAATGCTTTTACTTGAAAAGTCTTGATTAGCAATAGTAACTCCTCCACCTAAGATAGAGTTACCAAGGTCACGGACTTTATCAAGCTCAATGCTGCCTGTAGTAGAAACAAAGAAACCACCGGTTACTTCACCCGGTTGAGCCGTAGCTAAACCTACGTTCTTACCCGCATAGTCTACAATTTGTGCAAGGCTTGATGTAGGCTGGGTTGCAGCATCTCCAACAGCATTAGTCCAAGCAATATCAGTTGAAATGCTATTATTCAACACGGCCTGAACAAGGATGTTACCTGAACCAATAAGCGAAACGTCAAGAGTACGAAGAACCAATTGCATACGGTTAATAAGTTCACGAGAACCAAGGTAGGAGCCCTTACCGTTATCAACAGAAGGCGCGACACGAATAGCCATAAGAGCGGCGCTGTTAGCCACGGTAAATGACGTTGAAGTTCCAGCCGCTGTAAGAGTAGCAGCGGCACTTAATGTAACAACGCTAGATGCACCAATACTTGTAATTATGGTGTTTGCAGGGAGGTTAGCCGATACAATATACATTCCCACAGTTAAATTAGCTGTAGTAGATAATGTGGCAGTAGAGCTGTTTAAGGTAGTAGTAATAGTTCCTGCTGCAGGAGTAAGGGTACCTACCGGAGTAAGACCGGTAAGGGTTTTTTGTCCGTAAGTAAATAGCAAAGACTTGTCATCATCAAAACGGCCATCCATAATTACCGAAGTACCCCAGTGGCTAATTGTAGGGGCCAATGTTGGGTAACCAAGTTCTACAGTTACAGGATTAGTTGCAGGCGTAAATGTTTGACCGCTACTTGAACTCATAGGAACAAAGTAAATTATGCCTAAAGTGGCTGATAGCGCAGAATTGCTCAGGGTAATTGTGCTACCGCTTATACCGGTTACAAAACACGTATCTGAGAAAACGTTGGGGCTATCGGCAATCACTCTTTGACCAATTTGGATAGTGGATACTGAACCAGTGGCAAAAGTTGCAGAACCTAGGTTTAAGAGATTGCTATTTGCAGTAGTAGTAAATGAAGTTACCTTAGCACCACCTAATGCACGTTGTACGTTAAAAGTTGTAGCGGTTTTTGAAGAGTAATAAACGTGCTCTACAGTATCTTTGTTTTTAATCATCAACACGCCAGTTGAAGGGAAAGTACTAGTATCTGCAACTGTGATTGAGGTATCAGCGGCAGCAATGTTTTTAGTAACCGCAGCAACCGGAGGAATAGTTGAACTCTCATAACGTCCTGGCAAGTTACCGGAGCGCATGTATGCTTCAGCGTTTACGTTGTTATTGGCCATTTTGTGGACATAAGTCACATCGCCATCAGTGCCGCGAAGCCCCCAACGAACAAATCCCGCACCATACCATGAGTAGTCAATATAGAACATCTGCATCTTAGTAAGGTCTAAAACGTAACCAGATGGGTAAGTTAAGGCGCTTCCGTTAGTTCCGTTGCTTCCGCTACCGTCCATTCTGTCCAAATTCCATTGTGACTGAGGAACTTTAGTATCAATAGTTTTAGAAATAATTACGTTATCGGCATCGGCACCGCGATAAGCCGGAGAAATAGTAAAGTTGCTGTCGTCTGTAACGCTTTCAACTCGGTAAGATTGGCCTTTAATTACAACAAAATCTCCGCCAGTTAACTGTTTGGTATACGCGGTAGTAGCAAATAGTGTTCCGTTAGTGACAGCGGTGGAATCTTTAGCTACTTTTCCACGGCCAGCGACTTGGTAGGTAGAACTACGGCGAACTGCATACAGTATTTGACCATCGTATTCAAAGAACAAACCATTTTGCTGGTCAAAAATACCAAGGCGGTTTACCGCTCCCCACCATCCAGAAGTAGAAACATAGTAGTTTCCAGAAGCTGTTGTATCAGCAGCAAACGCTGTAGTAGAGGTAGTTACTGTAAATGTGTTGTAATTAATTACGTTAGACACATAGAATGAACCATTAAATCCTGATTCATTAGCGCCATAAATAGTTATTTGGGCATCAGGCGGTACAGTTTGTAAGTTGTGAACGTCTTTAAGAACTATTGTGATGACTCCAGTAGAAGCAACTACTGACATCTTATCTACTTGGAAGTTAGGCTTAAGGATAGTTCCGGAGGAAATTTGAATACCTTTACCTGACTGGTATCGGAAATAACGACGAGTCTGACGAATCTGTTGTTCGTAGTTTGACCCACCATTAGAAGAGAAGATAACTCCACCATCAAATGGGCGGTGAAGAACCGATCCTTGTGCACGGGCAAAGATTTTAATGTCGGATGGGGCGCTAGCAGCGGCTACAGTAGCTCGGCTGTAATAAGCAAACGCGGTAGGGCTAATAATTTGAGCAACATAAAAAGCGCCAATAGCATTTGTGTATCCAGTAGTTGAGGCTACTTGAATCTCGTTACCGATTGAAAGGCCGTGAGCGACGTTTAAATACACGCTAATTTTCGAAGCACCGGCACCGGCATCTGAAACCATAGTGTTGTTGGCTGTTCCGCTAGTTGCTGCAGTGATATTTGTAGGGTTAATTTGACTTGCAGTATAGTAATTTCCCTGTGAAATAACTGTTTTATTGGCATCGTTAATAGAAGTACCGGCAGTAAGTGAGGTAGTAGCTCTAGCTGTGTAAGTAAAGTTTGTGTTAACGCTAAGAGTTTCAATTACAAATGTACCATTCGCAATAGATTGAAAAGTATCAGTAACTACGATAGGAGTACCTACAGCAAGGCCTGTAGTAGAAGCCAAAGTCACAGTAACGGTACGGTTAGTAATCTTAATGTCTGTATAAGTAATAGGGGTGCTTTTTGGATATACAAATGGACGGTTATTGGTTAACGCCAAGTTCTCCCACTTAGAGACCTGAGTACCATACTCAAAGTCAGTATCAATCAGCGCTTGTGGCGCAGTCATACGAAGTTTATTGGTAGCGTCCAATTGAGGGTTATTTACGGTCATTTTACATTCCTAAATTATTGGTTAAAGCATGAACCTTGTTTAATTTTACGGCATTATTTGGTTATTTAGAGGCTTAACTTATTCTGTAAGTCACATATGCAGGGGTAGCAGCAGACCTTCTAGTTCTAAATCTTGCCGAAGTGTTAAAAAGAACAACCATATTACCGATTACTGTATGATTACCGTTAGCGGTAACTGTTACAGACCCAGAAGCCGCAGTGTTAATCACAGACCATTCAAACGCAACATCTGTAAAAGCACTTTGAAAGTTAGTATCCATATTGGCGGGAGTTGGTAACTGCAAGTTACCTGTAATAGCAGTTGAGTTAATAACTATAAAAGTTAAAAGGTCTGCGGCTGTAAGTAATCTAGCGGTAGTTGTTGTAACAGGGGTTGGCTGCCAAGTAAACAACTTTCCAAAGTTATAAACTAATCCAGCAGTTGAATTAACCCCAATTTGAACGTTAGCAGAACTTGCGCTTGTACCAACTTTAATTGAAGTAGCGCCACCGTCAGTAGCAAGTTTAAGGGTCTTTGCATCGCCACCTGTTCTAGCCATAATGTTAACTGTTCCAGCACCAGGATAACTATCGGAATTACCAATGTTTACTGTTGCGGTACCCGACATGCCAAGATTTACTGTTCCTCCATTTCCTGCGGAGAGTGTAGTAAGTAAAGCACTAGAACCAATGGTTATAGTGCCATAAACAGGAGTACCAAAGGAGGTATTTGCTGCTCCTGTGTCAAGTGTTAAATTTCCAGCAGTAGCGCTTCCGTCAGAACTTCCAGTTAAAGAAGCAGTTCCAGAAGTAATAGTTAAATTTCCGCCTGTTGCATTAACTCCAGAGGTATTTGAAGAAGATGTTGCATTGCCGCCAAGAATAGATATGTTAGATGCGGTAACGGTAGAAGCACTGGTTAAATTTGTTGCTTCAATTCCTGTAATTAGTGTTCCTGCGCCAGTAAACCCAGAACCACCACCTCCACCGCCGGCGGGGGTTGACCAAACACCAGTTCCTGAAAGGTAAGTAGTAGCAGATGCTGTACCAGTAGGCGTATAGGTTCCAATAGCGTTTGTAGAAGTATCCGTAATAACAAATTTTGGAGCAGAGCCAAGGGTTACAGCAGTGGTCAATAAACCAGTATTTGTGATATTTCCGTGTGTGTGAGATGAGGCAGCTCTTGAGGTATCGGTAGGGTGAACGTGGTCTGCTCTTGCATATGTAGCCAATGAACCAATTGTGGCTGTGCCGTCTACTATTGGGTTAGTGCTAGAAGCAACAGGTAAAGAACTAGAGGTTATATAAGCCGAATCATTTGTAAAAAAAGAAACTGCTGTAGGGAACGTTGCAAGACTTTTATCTCCACGTAAATATTGAGCGGTAGTTCCAGCAGTAATCGTAGGCTCTGCATCAGTAATTCCATACCCGCTAAGCGTTGTTGGGGTTGTAGATATTTTAGACCAAGCAAGTCCTGTAATCCAAGATGGGTTAGAATAAGAGCCAGTCAAAGACACCTTGCCACCAATAGACGTAGCAATTGTCGTAGCAAAAGCTGGGTCATTGTTAAGAGCAGTTGCCAGTTCATTAAGAGTATCTAAAGTAGCAGGAGCAGAATTTACAAGATTAGATATTGCAGTTCCAACAAATGCTGGAGTAGCATAGGTTGATGAAGCTGTAGTCAAATCCAGCTTTAAATCTAGTGCAGTTTGAGTTGCCGTAGAAATAGGTTTATTAAGGTCAGAAGTATTATCTACATTAGTAAGTCCTACTTGAGCCTTAGATAAAGACAATAAAGTTTGATTAATACCGATAATAGGTGCGGCAGAAGTTCCTGTATTAATTATTGGACTAGTTACAAGAACGTTAGCAGTAGCTAAAGCCGATACTGTAACTTGAGTAACGGCCGGTGGAGTAACAATAATAGTATCGGTCATTACTGAGTTACCTGCCTAGAGGTAAATACCTGTCCGCGAAGATAAGTAGTAACGCTTGAATCTACTGAAGAAGTAGCTTGGATATCCCAGAAAGAACGAACAGGAAGATTAGCGGTGGTTGTACCCGGCAAACTTAACTGTAGTTTCTTTAACCCTGAGTCATATACGGCTACTGTGAATGCAGCCCAAAGCGTAGGCGAACCTGGATAAGTCCTAATCTGAGCTTTAAACGTTAGCGTTGTAAAGTCAAGGCTGTCAGGGAAGTCTAAGATAACTGAGTAGTTGTCTCCCTGCATCATAACTATGTCGTAGATAGGCACATTGCTAGCAATTACCGTACGGCCGTTTAAATCGTTTTGCATATAGACGCGTTCTGGGCTAGTAGAATCGTCAATTTCTTGAGGCACATAAAGAGGAACAAGTTTATTAGTAGTACGGCTCACTCTACGTAGGCTTCCTATTTCAATTCGCCAAACACCAATATTAAGAGCAGAACATAGAGTACGGTACTGTTCTTTGCGGGATTCAATAATTGCGCTAAGTTGACTAAACCTTTGGCTACGAGGGATTGTAACGCCATCAGGAGCCTGAATATTAATATCAAAGGCTGCATCCGTAGCCAGGGCCCAGAGGGCTTCTACGGTCGCTAGGAGGATTACAGGGTATGCTTCTATCTCAGGTAGGGTATCAACGGTTATGGCCCTGTTAAAGCTGTCTGTGCGGTTATTTGTGTGTTGTAAAAGCGCAGTAGTAACATAGTATGTTAACTGGTCATCAGTAAAGTACCTATAAACATTTCCGGTAACAGTTAAAACGTGCCCTGCTACAGGGGCAGTTACTGTGTGGATAGCTCCAAAAATAGGCTCAACAGTGTAAGTAGTTGGATTAGTAAGTACTGTGCTGTTATCTTTAACCATCAATGTGGTTGTATCAAGTGGCTTATAGCCAGTGACAAAGTCTTTAGTAACGCCATCAGCAGTAAAAGTTTTAGTAAACTGTCGAGATTGGTCGTTTAGTTCAACACGAACCCTTGATAAAAGGTCTGCTAATACAGCCATAATGAGCCCAACCTAACAAAAATTATTCACTTCTATGATGACTTATAACTTACAAAAAGTCTGGATAAACGAAACAGCGGGCACTAAGCCCGCTGCCCCGTCTGAAGTAAATCTTAGAATCGCTGTGAAACGTAACCTTTTAGTTCAAGGTGAGCAGCAATTTCTGGAGTAACTTCGTACTTTTGTCCAGCCTTAAAGCTGTAGTAGTTTCCAGCACCAAACGTCATAGACTCAATAGTATCCGACACGCGGATAGTTACTGTGGAGTTCTGTTCTTTGCTCTTAACCACTTCATCAACTACGATTGGCTGAGCACGATTCGGCTCTGTAGCGTTAATTACTTCCGTCTCTACTTTAATAGCAGCTTCGGCAGTAGCCATTGCAAGTTCGCTTGTGCGACTTGCTTGGTCATCTAACTGCTGTGCGACGAGGGCATCTCTTTGGCGACCAGTAAAGTCAGCCGGTTTTTTTTGTGTTGCCACGGGGTATTCTCCTAATTAGTGTCTCGGTATTGCGGGGGGTTGTAAAAGGGGGGCCATTGCTGACCCCCCTAGCACAATTAGTTTGTTGAGGCTACGATTACAGCCTGGTCAGTAATTAGACCAAGACCGAAGATCGAGTACCATGCTAGTGCGTGCTCACGACCGAAGTCTAGAATACCACCATCACGAAGCTCAACTGGAAGTGAGATAGCGTGACCGAATGCGTTGTCTCCGATGAAGATAGCGTCATAGCGGTCTGAGTTACCGTTACCGGTGTATTCAGCAGGGCTAATGTAACCACCACTAGCAGCTGGAGTAGGGTTGGAAACAGCTGTATCAGCAGACCAACTTGTACCGGCACCGTTAGTTACCTTACGAACCTGGGTTGTTTCGATGAATACGGTGTCGTATAGACGTCCAATTTCACCTAGCATGAAGTTACCAGGAGCAGCGTACTTAGTTACTTCGATAAACTCAGCAGTGTCGCGTAGACGACGTGACTGGTGAGGGTGAACGAATGCAACATAAGTTTCACCTAGTCTTGGAATGTTCTTGGTTGATAGCTGCTCGACTGCATCCTTAACGGTACGTGGAGTCAAGTGGAAGGTACCAGTCATAGAAGCGTTTCCATTACCGTTTGTACCATAACCGTACTGGTTGAAGTTACCAGTTCCGCCGGAAATAAGCTGCATGTTTGTACGGTCTTCACCCCAGATTTGAGAAGTCGCTCCGTATAGGGTGTCGCGGCTTAGCTTGTCTAGGTATAGAGCCATGTTACGTCCAAGCAGACGAGAAGCTGAAGCCATAACATCATCGAAAGATGCGTTTAGCAATAGCTCTGAAACTGCAAGTGCGTAGCCGTGCTCTGAAACTGTGATTGAGAACTGCTGTGCTGTTAGTGCATTGGTCTGCATACGAACACCTTCGACAAGCGCCGAAGCGAAGCCTAGGTTGTTGTAACGCAGGAAGTTAATCTGAAGACCTGGTGCAACACCAAGTTCTGTCTTCTTAACTGCGAACTGCTCAAAGCGAAGAATCGGCATAGCCTGGAAAAGGATTTCCTTTGACCAGATTTGCTGAATCGCCTGAGTTAGCTGGGTGTTTGTACCTGAGTACGAGGTTGGCGCGGCAGCTAGATTGCCGGTACCTGTAATACCTGATGCCATTTGTAGGGCTCCTAAATTAAATTGACGTTGTTAGTTTTATGGGTTCCCGAACAAACCCTGTCCGCGTCCACGAGCCTTGTCGCTCAAAAGACGTTGACGATATTGTGCGTATTCGTTCATCGGCATGGCTGCAATTTCTTGGGCCGTGAGTGTACGTTGTTCCGAATTGATATCCAATGGTCCGGTGGGTGGCGCGGTTACCCGACTACCCGTCATTTCCTTGCGGGCATTCTGCATCGCTGCCTGTGCCGAATCAAGGATACGAG